CGCTACCAAACGAACAACATACGGGTATAGCCGAATAGGTAGAGGCAACAGGCTTAGACCCTGAAATCTGTAGGTTCGACTCCTACTATCCGTACCAAGCTACATATTAATAAATTGAAAAAAAAGAAAAAGGTGTTACTTCGTAAGGAAGAAAGAGAATAAACCGTGCCCTGTCCCCTGGTATAGTATGTTTTTCTATATTACGGCAGGGCCTTCTTAAGGGCATATATGAGTACTGATAAGTTAGTCTCTTTACTACAAATATATAAGGGTGATCCGCTACTTTTTATCAGAGATATAATTAAAGTAACTCCTACAAAACAACAAACAGATCTTATCTTAGCAGCAGTAAAAAGATCATCACGCGTAGCAGTTAAATCGGCAACGAGTACTGGGAAGACCGCTGCATTGGTTTGGCTTACCTTCTATTTTTTAATTTGCTACCCAAACTGCCGTATACTAATCACTGCCCCTACTGCGAGTCAGCTATTTAGGGTGTTCCGTTCAGAGTTATTACTATGGCATGGTAGGATGGATCCTACATTTGCTAAGTTTTTTGTGATTATGAATGATTGTATGTATGTGGATGGCAGGAAAGGGGTTCAGCAGGCATCTTGGATCACTGGTAGTGCCGATAACCAAGAGTCCTTTGCTGGTTTGCATGCCGATAAGGTCGTCATATTTGTAGATGAGGCATCCTCCTTACCTACAAAGATATTTGATACGCTCTTTGGTACATTATCTAGTGGTGATTCCTCAATTATCCTAGTATCTAACCCAGTTCGGGCAGAAGGTGCATTCTATAACCTCTTTTCCGATAAGATTACGGGGTGGGATCGTTTTACATTCTCTGCTTTTGATAGCCCTAATGTAGATGAGAGCTGGATTGAGGAGATTCGATCATATTATGGGGAGTCCTCAGACTTCTGGAAGATGCGCGTCCTTGGTCAATTCCCGCTATTATCCGAGGCACAGTTTATCAGTGCTAGCCTAATAGACGAGGCCATGCAAAGACAGTGTATGCCCAGAGAATACGCCAATTACCAACGTATACTAGGTTGTGACGTGGCTAGATTTGGTAACGATCAATCGGTAGTGTGTGATAGACAAGGTCCCAAATTACATAATATGTTAGCATTCAAAGGCATAGATACCGTAACATTCACCGAGAAAATACTAGAATACTACCAATCAGGACGCTTCGCAGCAGTAGCAGTTGATGGGATAGGTGTTGGTGCAGGTGTTGTAGATCAGTTAAAGAGGTTCAATATACCCGTACTGGATATCAACGTATCCTCACCATCCTCTACACCCAAGACATACCACAACTTACGCTCGCAACTGTATGGTGAGATAAGGGATTGGCTACCTACTGCATCCATGATAGATAACCAACAGCTAAGGGATGATTTGGTTGGTGTCAACTATTCTTACAATTCTAAATTACAAATTATCTTAGAATCTAAACGGGAGATGAAGAAAAGGGGTGGTAAGAGCCCAGATTTCTCGGACGCACTTGCATTAACCTTTGCAATTAACACTCTGTCTTACTCCCCTATGAAGTTTAGGCCAAGAAGTATAAGACCATCCTCACACCTATGGACATAATTAATGGAAGAGTTTAAAGGAATGCTTATTCATGGTACTAAGGATTTGGTGGAGCGAGAACTACTCTCACTAGACTCTAGTACGGAGGAAGATAAAGAAGCAGCAAGGTTATATGATGCTGCTTTCTCCTCCTCTCTTGCTGGGCATATCAAGAGTATTTTTGAAACAAATAAGAGGGCGAAAAGAGAGTCGGGTATTGAGGACGAGCTATTCAAATGCTTGAGATCCTACAATGGCCAGTATGATCCTAAGGACCTCGAACTGATTAGGGCAGATGGTGGTTCTGAAATTTACATGAACCTGACTGCAACTAAGTGTCGCGCTGCATCATCTTGGATTGGGGATATTCTTTTATCTAAGGAGAAGCCATTCGCACTTGAACCCACACCAATCCCAGAGTTACCTTCTGAGGTTCAGGATACCATTAAGGCATCTATTGATAAGGAATGGGATACTCTGCTTAATAAGATCGCAGAGGAAGGTAGTGTAGATACGAAGACCGCACAGCGGCACTTAAAGGAAGTAAACCAAACTAAGCGGGATATAGAAGAAGCTGTGATGGAAGAGATCATGGCAGAAGCTAAGTGGCAGATTAAGAAGATGGAGACCGAGATTCATGATCAGTTAATCGAGGGTGAATGGGGGGCTGCCTTAGAGGAGTTCATAGAAGATTTCACTATCTTTCCAACTGCATTTATGAAAGGCCCGATCATTACAAAACAGAATAAACTATCCTGGGTTAATGGTCAACCTACGCAATCTACAGTTTACAAATTTATTAATAAAAGAGTATCACCATTTGATATTTATCCATCCCCAAGTGCTAATAAGATTTGGCAGGGTAACTTGGTTGAAGACACCCGGTTTTCCCGTAAGGAGATATACGACCTAATTGGTGTACCAGGTTATGATTCAGAGAAGATTAAGAAGGTACTAGAGCAACAGACCTCCGAAACTTCCCTCTTTACCGATATAGAGCAGGATAAGGCTGAGGTTGAGAATAAGGGCTCTGCGCTATCCGCTAATAAAGATATCATACATGGCCTACATTTCTTTGGGTACGCCTCCTGCAAGTTACTAAGGGAGTGGGGCCTATCTATCCCAGAGTATGAGGATAGTGCGGAGCTTGATATTGAAGCGGTGGTAGTCGGTGATGAGGTAATAAAGGTATCCATTAATGATGACCCACTCTCTCGGAGGCCATACTATGCGGCTTCTTATCAGAACACCCCTGGTTCTGTTTGGGGTAGGGCTCTACCTAATCTCATGCGGGATATTGCTCGCATGTGTAACGCTACTGCTCGCGCTCTCGCTAACAATATGGGTATATCGAGCGGCCCACAAATCGAGGTTTATACTGACAGATTAGCGGATAACGGACCTATTGAGGCTATCCGTCCACTTAAGATTTGGCAGCTTACCTCAGACCCAACTGGGGCTGGTGGTAGGGCTATATCCTTCTTTCAACCAACCAGTAATGCCGCAGAGTTACTAGCTGTATATAAGGATTACGAGGCCAGGGCAGATGATGCCACTGGTATCCCACGTTATGCGTATGGTAATGAGAAGGTAGGGGGCGCAGCTCAAACTGCATCTGGCCTATCCATGCTCCTTGATAGCGCAACTAAAAGCATCAAGGCTGCTGTCCGTCATATTGACACTGGTTTAATTAAGCCTCGTATTGAACTGCAATTTTACTGGAATCTTAAAAGTAAGGATGACAGTACCTTTACTGGTGATATTACGGTAGTTCCTCGTGGGTCTCTTTCTATCACGATTAAGGGGGCAGAGCAGCTACGTAGAAACGAGTTCTTAAATATTACTTCTAACGCTATGGATATGCAGATCATGGGCTTAGAGGGGCGTGCAAGCGTCCTTAGAGAGATGGCAAAGGATATTGGCTTTATTAATAACCCGATACCCTCTCGTTTAGAATTAAAAGAGAAAGAAGAACAGGCAGCAGAGGCCGCAAAGAATCAACCTACCAAGGAAGCTACCTCTATTGAGGCTGTTAAGATACAGACTCAAGGTGTGGTTGAGATGGCTAAGGGCTCCCAGGAGCTTAAGGCTAGAGAGTTAGAATTGAAACAGGAGAAGCAAGATAGTGATGTGGCACTTAAGGCACAGGCTATGGCCATGAAGAGAGATGCTGATATAGCAAGAGATAGTTCACGATTGAAACTAGCAGAAACCACTGGTACACAGAAGGATACAGTGTCTCGCAGAAGAGATGCTGTTACCCTAAGAAAACAGGAGATGGTACTAAATGCTCCTAAACAAAAGAATTAGTCAAGAGGGGAAAGAGAGACTTAAGAGTGGGGATATAAACCTGCTAAGGAAGGCTCTGGATGAAGAGATGAAGTTGCTGATAACTAGACTACTAGCTGAGAAGGAAAACATACATTATTATCAGGGTGCGGCTGCATTTTGCAACGCACTTAAGGCGCTAATAAATTAAAACTGCCCCTGTGTGAATTACCTACAATCCTGTAGACTCCGCACACTCAGGCAAACGAAGGAGCAGTAAAGCGATGGGAACAGCGATGTTACGTTTGGATAAAGAGACTAAGGAGCTGGAAGCAGCACTCTTCCCGACTACGGCAATAGTCACTCAGGAAGATACCAAAGAAGGAGAAGATGGGAGTATCGATGATGTACAGGACACTGACCTAGAAAAGGGAGGCCCTTCAAATGAATCTGAACCCAGTCAACCTGAGGAAGGTAAGGAAAAGAGAAAGTATACTGATTGGAAACAACGGTACGTATCTCTCCGTTCACATCATGATGCACTAGCGTTTGACTTGCGTAAGGAGGTTAGTGAGTTGAAAAGCTCCCTAATATCCACAAGCAGGAAGATTGCGGAGTTGCAGACAACAGCAGATGACCACGCATCAAAGGTAGATATCTTTTCTCAGGAAGAGAGAGACCTACTGGGTGATGAGACTATTGCTGCTATGCAAAAAGCTACATCCCATGCTGTAACTCCCTTGCAAGAGGAGCTGAAACGTGAGAAGGAGCTAAGACTTGCACAACTAGAGTCATCCGCACAGAATGATAAGGCATCAGTACAGAGAAACTTTCTGGATAGACTTGGTAGGCTAGTCCCAGATTATGCCAGTATTGATAACAACCCTAAATTCCTAGAGTTTATGGGTGGGATCGAAGATTATTCTGGTACTCTTCGTAAGGACCTATTTAAACGTGCAGAGGCTAATGGGGATGTAGCTAGGGTAGCAGAGTTTTTTATGCTATTCAAACAGATGGTTAAGGGCAACTCCCTAGAGTCACACATTACACCAACGGGTTCGCCTGGTGGTGGTGGTGGTAAGCAGGTAACTGCCTTTGTGGTAGATACTAAATTCATTAATGACTTCTACGATGATTGTATCCGTGGAAGATTTAAGGGCCGGAGCACTGAAATGAAAGAGATTGAGAGTAAGATTGATCGTGCTATTTCGGAGGGCCGTTCCCGTAGATAAAATCAGGAGACTTAAATTATGGCTCGTGTAGCGATTGAAAGTGGTTACTATGGTGATGGAGTTAACGATCATTACGGTTCTAGTTCTAACACAAAGTTTATCCCACTGTTGTATAGTAAGAAAACCCTCAAGAATTTTTATGCTAACACTTTTTACAATGATATTTGTAACACCGATTATTCCGGTGAGATTAAGAACATGGGTGATACAGTTATTATCCGCAAGACCCCAACCCTTACCGTCAATCCTTATACCGTAGGTGGAACTCTGACCTATCAGGTACCGAAGGTTGATAGTACGAGCTTGGAGATTGACAAGGCTAACTATGTTGCATTCCGGATAGATGATATTGATGCGGCTCAGACTGACCTTGGGCTTGTTAGTATGTTTGCTGATGATGCATCCAAACGTCTCGCTATTGCAACTGATAAGGATGTACTTGGCTTCATGGCTACTGGTGCTGCTGCTACTAATATTGGTGCAACCGCTGGTGCTATCTCTGGGAATTTGAACCTTGGCGTAACTGGTTCTGCTTCCATTGCTATTACCTCTGTTAATGCAGTAGATTACATCGTACACATGAATCAGGTACTAGACGAAGCTGATATCCAGTCTGACGGACGCTTCATCGTACTCCCTGCTTGGTACTGCGCCTTGCTTAAGCTTGGTGATCTTCGTAGGGCAGATGTATCGGGGGATGGTACTGGTGTCATTCGTTCTGGCCTCATCGGTCAGGTAGATCGTACTATGGTTTACCAGAGTAATAACCTGGCATACTCTACCATCGGTGGTAAGGTTGCATTCCAGTGTATCGCTGGTGTTAAAGAGGCTACGTCCTTTGCTATGCAGGTTAGTAAGACTGATACCTTGCAGATTCAGGACTCCTTCGGTGAGTACTGGCGTACCTTGTTTGTGTACGGTCGTAAGGTTGTTCAGCCTACTGGACTCTCTGTACTTATTGCGCACAGAGGATAACTTTAATTAAATGGGGTAGGTAGTTCGTAGGTACATACTTAGGGCTACCTACCCCGCACTTTTTTGAGGAATACAATGAAAACAGTTAAGAATGAGTCTGGTGCTATATACATTGTAACAGATGAGTACTATGAGAAATATAAGACAGATGTCACTCTAGCAGACGATGTAGTAGCTGGAGAGGTCGATATCCCTACTATCTATGCAGAGCCAGAGACTGTGCCAGCGGCGGTAGTTGAGGTAGTTGAAGAGCAGCAAGTAATTGAGGTAAAAGAAGTAAAAAAGGGAAGAGGTAAGTAATGAATTTCCTAGATATATGCAAGAAGGTTAATCAACTTGGTGAGTTCCAAGGGGCTATATCTTCTGTTGTAGCAACTGGATATCAAGCTGAGATTGTAGAGGTTGTTAGACAGGCATATGTTGATATTCAATTACATCGGGATACGTGGTTCTTCCTACAAAGAGATAAGACATTCAATATAGGTAGCTCTGCTATAACCTATACACCTACCACTATATTTACTACGGATACATTGTCCTCTTGGGATAAGGGGAGAATACTATATAACTATAAGCCACTTAGGTACATACCTTATGATGCTTATATTTTAATAGATACTTCTGCTGAGGTAGCAGGTAAGCCCGACTACTTCACAATTAGACCATACGATAGCGCATTGATATTTAATAAGTCTGATGCCACTTACGCTATATCCGCTCACTACCATATGAAGCCACAGTCATTGGTTGGTAATGCAGAGGAATTACTTATGCCAAGTGAGCATCACTATGTTGTTGTCTATCTAGCTATGACCTACCTACCATCCTTGTTATCTTCTGAGATATACCAGAGGGCAGTGAACTCTTATAATGTAGCGCTAGGTCAACTACTACGGAAGCAATGTCCAGAAATCTACATCACTAGAAGGCCCATAGCATAATGAATATTAAACCAGTAAGTATGCCATTATTAACCCAAGAGGTAGTCTCCTTTACTGGTGGGCTAAATGAGGAGGTCTCTTCAATACAGTTAGGTAGTGGAGAACTATCTACATGCGTGAACTACCATGAAGTTGCTGGGTCTTCTAGTGGCTATACCTCTGTTGCTGGGTTTGAGAGAGTAGATGGCAGGGAGAGTGCATCATCTGTAGCTGTCATAACAGAGGTTGACAAGGGACTGGATGGTAATGTAAAACTACTACTAGAGGCAGATTCTGGTTTAGTTGATCTATCACAGCAAGCAAATGTAATTAGTAGTTCAGGGGCTACATTGACTTCTACGAGGTATAAGAATGGATTGTCATCTTATTGCCTTGCTGCTGATGGGAATATAACCCTTACCCACTATACCTCACTCTCTCTGGCATCTTCATTCTGTATGGAGTTATCCCTCTATCCCTTAGATGTAACTGTAAACAGGGTTATATTTGAAAAGGTTGGGGAGTATAAATTAGAATTAGTAAGTAGTAGTTTAGTCTTTTCATGTAGCACAAATGGTACTACATATAATGTATCAGTATCATCTGGTGTATTGGTTAGTAATAAATGGGTAGACTTCTCAGTACAAAAGAGTGGGTCTAATCTATTCATAGCTATAGATGGTACTCTAGGCACCCCCGTAGTAGTGTCTGATCCACTAATAACTAAGACAAGTAATTTAGTGATTGGTGGTGCTGTATCTTTTGAGTTAGATCAATTAAGGTTATCTGATAATATTAGATACTCAATTAATTACCCAGTACCTGTAAGATTGTTCTCATCGGAGAGATACTATACTGAGCTTGTAGATGATGCAGCAAGAGAAGCGCAGAGGGCATTGATCTTGCCACTACCAGGTGCAGGTAAGGTGAATGGTGTTGCATTCTTCAATGATACTATATATGGATGGAGGGAGGACTTAGGAGTAGACCCTACAAAATCTGTAATGTATAAAAGTACCGCTGCTGGTTGGGTAGAGGTCGTACAACCAGATGGCTATAACTTTAACCCGCTAGGTAATGTCTTTACAATAGAGTATCGCTTTGAATCATTCAGCCTAAATGCACCCATACTATCTATTGTAGATGGTGTATCTGTACCTAGGTTATTTGATGGTACTACCATAACAATACTTACTTCTGCTCAGTTACCAGATAACAGCGTCTCCCCTAAATTTGCTTCTATCTGCGGTGCTTATGATAATAGGTTATTCTTGGGGTACTCACAAGGATCAGTTATTTTTTCTGATGTAGGAAACCCAGTTAACTATTCTTCTATCATAACCTCTGCTGGTGAGTATTTCCTAGGTTCACCAATCACTAATATTGTTGAGGCCCCTGGTAACACACTGGTAATCACTTGCGATTCTTTTATTAAGATAGTAAAGAGTGTGCTGTTTGAAGATTCACTATGGACATTCCAAGTTGAATCCTTTAGTAGGACTCAGGGATCTAAGAAGAATACAGCAAGAAGCCTCTTAGGTACTGTATTCTTTTGCGATTATAAGGGGGTAGTATCTTTAGCCTCATCAGATACATATGGATCTATGGTTAGTGCTGTTATTACGGATAAAATTACTAATACATATAGGAAGAGTAGGGATAGTATAATTGGTGCAATAATTGATGACCATAAAAATCAGTATCAAATATACCTAAGTACAGGTGATGTCATAGTTATAACATTCAACCTAGATAGGAAGGTCAAAGGGGTAACTATACTTAGTTATAATGTAACTATGTCATATATTACTAGCGGGAAAAATACAGCAGGAGATACCATAAAATTTTTTGTATCCTCTACTGGGTATATATACCAGCTTGACAGTGGTACATCCTTTGATGGGCAAGTAATTGAGACACAACTAATAACATCATACCATCACTATAAGAGCCCTAGAACATGGAAGCATTTTAAGAGAATAGCTATGGAGGGTACTGGGGATAACGGTATTGTCATAATGGTACGATTACTATATGACTATAGTGAATCTTCCTTCCCTCGTACACAACTAATCTCAGGGGTTGTTGATAGCATAGCTAGTGTGTATGGGGAGGCTAAGTGGGGCTCCTTTATTTGGGGTGCTGTGCCTGCAAAACGTATGGTACTGTACGTAGCAGGAAGTGGTACTAATGCAGCATTTGAGTTAAGGACGAGTAGTAAGTACAAAACTTCACACACTATTAATAACTTCATAGTTGACTTCACTCGTGGGGCAAAGCAGGTATAAATATGAATACACTGCAAAGAGCAAGGAAATTTTTTAGAATCAGTGATCCCTCTATTGAGGAGCAAATTAATAATATCATCAAGAGAGGTAATGCTGTAATTGATGAGGTTAATACTAAGGATGTATCTGATGGTTATGCTGGTCTGACCCTCTTCAAGATCAACTTTAAGAATGTACTAGGCACTATTGTCTCATTCTTCACTAACTCCAATACTGTCCCAAGGACATACACTTTCCCAGATATTAGTGGGACACCAGTACTACGAGAGGGAGCTGAGAATCTCACTGGAGCTAAGACCCTATCAAATTTGATACTGCCAAAGACTAGTGGGGTTGGTATTAGGGTCGATGAGGTAAGCCCCACTTTCGGATGGCATGATATTATTGGTAAGGTGATACCAAAAGCGATTGGGGTAGGATCACCAACAAGGGCAGTATATAATGGTGCTAATCTTGCTGATTACTTCTTTGCTTTAAATGACTTGGTTGATCTCTCCTTCCACACACCACACGATTACTTGCCAGGTAGCGACATATTTGTACATCTACATTGGAGTCATAATGGGACAGCAATAAGTGGTAATGCAGTGTTTACTTTATACCACTCCTATGCCAAAGGGCACAACCAAACTAACTTCCCCGCTGAAAAGATTGTATCCATCAGCTACGACACGGTTGATATTACTACCACACCACAATATAGACACCGTATTGATGAGATACCAATCACATCATCAGGGGGGTCTGCAACACTAGTTGACTCTGCAAGCATTGAAATAGATGGGATACACTTGATAGCGGTTAAGCTGACAACACTACCCACTATCACTGGTGGTAAGTTATTTATTCACTTTGCAGACCTACACTACCAAAGTACTAACATGACAACCAAGCAAAAGGCACCAAACTTTTATGTTTAAACTAAATAACAGTAGGAGTAATAATGGCTAATCCTTATTTTAACCCAACACCACTACAAGTATATGATGGTGATGTTGCTATGGCTGCTGACCTTAATAATGTAGCTAATGCCACTGGTGCTGGTTTCGATGCAGCGAATCAGGCAATGTCGGATGTTTTAGCGGCAGCTACCGACCAAGTTGTTATAGCTACCGACCAAGCTGTTATAGCTGCCGCGCAAGCTGTTATAGCTACTGGTAAGGCTACTATAGCTACCGACCAAGCTACTATCGCTACAAACCAAGCCAATACCGCAACTAGTCAAGCAGGTACAGCAACCACTAAGGCTGGTGAAGCAAGCGTCTCTGCTGCTAATGCCGCAGCATCTTATGACTCATTTGATGATAGATACCTTGGGGCTAAGGCTGTTGAACCTACACTTGATAATGATGGAGCAGCCCTACTCACAGGAGCACTTTACTGGGATACAGCCTTAGTTACTCTACGTGGTTATAGTGGCTCATCTTGGGTTGATCTGCCTGCCACCAATGCTAGTGGCCTAGTAAATACCCCTGCTGGTGGTGTTTCTGCTACAAACATCCAAGCAGCTATTAATGAGTTGGATGCTGAGAAGGCTAATATAGCAAGCCCTACCTTTACTGGTACTGTAGGTGGTGTCACTGCTACCATGGTAGTAAATACTCCTGCTGGTAATGTGGCTGCTACAAACATCCAAGCAGCTATTAATGAGTTGGATACTGAGAAAGTGCAACATACTGCATTGCAGTCGCAAACCTTCCAGGCATTCACCACTGGCGGCACCAGCACCGCCTACACCCTCACCCCATCCCCAGCGATCACGGCTTATGCAGCAGGGCAGTCGTTTTTCGTCACCTTCAACGCCGCGTGTGGTGCATCGCCGACACTGGCTATTTCCGGCATCGGAACACCACCGAACCTTGTCAAACAGCTTTCAGACGGGACTTATGCAAATATCGCAGCGGAAGATATTTCGATCAATCACCGGAGCAGAGTGACGCTACTCAGTACTACGCAGGCATGGGTAGAGACTGTTCGGGCTGGTGTAGTA